GAAGCACCATTCCAAGAAAGAACAAAAACGAAAACTGAAACCACAGGCACTGAGGCAAGCTAAAGCACGACTTGCCCAGTTCAAAAAGCGTCACATGGGTCGTCCAAAAGGCGACCTTTCGTTTTATGATGGTCTCATACGAAACGAATCCGATGGCAGTCTCTCACGAAATCAAATCTCAACTTGCCAAACTTCTTGCCACTGAAGACCTTGTAGTGGAGCATAAGAAGGTCTCTACCGCTTGCTTTAACGTCCATACTCGCGTTCTGACACTGCCTCTATGGGAAAAAGCAAGTAGTCTTGTTTATGACCTTCTGGTTGGTCATGAAGTCGGACATGCTCTTTTCACTCCTGATGAAGATTGGAGTGAGACTGTGAAGGTTCCTCAGCAGTTTGTGAATGTGGTTGAGGATGCTCGTATTGAAAAACTAATGAAACGCAAGTATGCTGGGCTTGCTAAGACTTTTTACAACGGATACAAGGATTTGAATGAAGAAGACTTCTTTCAAATTGCTGATGAAGATATTTCCAAATTCAATCTTGCTGATCGTGCAAACCTTTATTTTAAGGTTGGTAATTTTATCACTTTGGATTTCAGTCCAGAAGAAAAAGAGATTATTAACCTGATCGATGCTTGCGAAAGTTTTGCTGATGCTCTGATTGCTGCTGACGAGCTTTATAAGTATTGTAAGAAAGAGAAGGAGCAACAACAGAAGGTTGCTGATTTTGATTCGCATGAAATTAAAGGAAACTCTCAGTCTCCTGCAAGCGAAACAGTAGAAACTAATAACTCTTCTTCTGAGCAGGAAGGAAAGGGTGACCAAGAACAACCTAGCGAAACAGATTCTTATGGTGGTACTGCTCAGGGAGAAGAAACTCAGGTAAATTCTTCCAATCAAAAGGATGAACCTGAAATTCGTACCGCAGAATCTCTTGAAGATAAGATTCGTGACCTTGTTGGTAGTGATGAATATGAGAATGTTTACCTTGAAGTTCCTCAAGTAAATCTTGATACTGTTATTGGCAAAAACTCCGAGGTTCATAAAGATATTGATGACTCATTCTCTCATCAACAAAAAATTCATAATGAACATGCAAATGATAAAGGTTACACTCCAGTAAATTTGTATAAAGAGACTGACCTTGACTTTAAGAAATTCAAGTCCTCTGCTCAGAAAGAAGTTAGTTATTTGGTAAAGGAATTTGAGTGCCGTAAGGCAGCAGATCAATATGCTCGTGCATCAACTGCTCGGACAGGTGTTCTTGATACTTCTCGTCTTCATACTTACAAGTACAATGAAGATTTGTTCAAGAAAGTTTCTGTGATTCCTGATGGTAAAAATCACGGTCTGGTATTTGTACTAGACTGGAGTGGTTCTATGTGTGATGTGATGCTTGATACTTGCAAGCAACTCTTCAACCTCGTTTGGTTCTGTAAAAAGGTCTCTATTCCTTTTGAGGTTTATGCCTTTACTAATGAATGGCGGCGCGGTGAGTATGATTATGAAAATGATCGTTATTTTGCTGCAGATCGCACTCCCCATTATCAAAAGAAAGACGGTCTTCTAGTGGTTGATGAAACATTTTCTTTAATGAATATTCTTACTAGTAAAGTTTCTGGTAAAGTTCTTGAACACCAGATGTTGAATATTTGGCGTCTTGCTTATTGTTTTGGTAGGTCTTACAGTTCTCCTTATACTTACTCTAATCGTCTTAGTCTCTCTGGAACTCCTTTGAATGAAGCATTGATTACTCTTCATCAAATTCTTCCAAAGTTTCAGAAGGAAAATAAACTTCAAAAAGTTCAGTGTATTGTATTGACTGATGGTGAAGCAAACCAACTCGTCCACCACAAAGAAATTAAACGTGCCTGGGAAAAAGATTCCTACATTGGAAATGGATACATTAATCCTCACACAGCATTTCTTCGTGATCGCAAACTAGGCACTACCTATAAGTTTGGATATGGATATCATGAATTTACTGATACTCTTCTTAGGAACTTGAAAGATAAGTTTTCTTCTACAAACTTTATCGGCATTCGTGTTCTTGAAAGTCGCAATGCAAGTCGTTTTATTCAACTCTATCATTCTTATACTGATAAACAGTATGATAAAATTCAAAGCGATTGGAAAAAACTAAGGAGTTTTACTATTACTAACTCTGGATATGATGCATACTTTGGACTTTCTTCCTCAGCACTTTCTCAAGATACTGAGTTTGAGGTTGCAGAGGATGCCACCAAGTCTCAAATTAAATCTGCCTTTGTAAAATCTTTGAAAACCAAAAAGCTGAATAAAAAAGTTCTTGGTGAGTTTATTTCTCTCGTTGCCTAAATACTTAAAAAACTGTTTAGTAATATGAGAACTTTTCAGGAGTTTATGCTAATTGCTGAGGGAATGACCCTCAAAGATTATAAGAAGAAGCGCAGTGCTCTCAAGCAAAAAGAAAAGAGAGCAGAGGATAAGATTGCTCCAAATCGCAGAAAGGATATTCATACTGATAGATATTCTCCTGAGAGAGCAGCAAGACATCGTGCTAATGTAGATCCTGACTTTGAGGGTAATGATGAAAGAAACTATCCTGGTGGTAAACTAAACCCAAAGAAAGTTCGTAAAGCAAAGGCACTTGGGGAGTTGGGTGAAGAGTTGGTGAATGAAACTTCACTTACTCGTATTATGAGTAAGTCAAAGAAGGGTGGTATGGCAATTATGTCGGCACAACGTGGTGACAAATCAAAGGAAGAGAACAAAGCACGTTCAAAGCAACTTGAAAAAGATGTGAGAGGCGCTGGTCTTCCAGGTCCCACAAAAGTTTCTGGTAGATATACTGAGAACCCAGGAACTGAGCAAGAAAAAAAAGTTGGAGAAAAATCTCACATCATTACTCCTGGTAAAAAAGGTAAGAGAAAGTTTAAGAAAGCGATTGAGAAACTTGGTAGAAAATACAATCAAGATTCCGTTTTACTTCAGCGTAAAGGTGGTGGAGAAGCGACACTTAAAGGAACTTCTAAAACCTCTTGGCCAGGTGAAGGAAAAAATGTTAAAATAGGAAGTATGAAACCAGGTAGAACTGGTGAATTTGATACTAAAGTTAAAAACAAAACATTTACTGTTGAAAATTGAAAATGAAAACAAAATTTCCTTTTGACCATGTTGTAAAGTATGACACTCAAGAAGTTTGGGTAAAGTGTGAAAGTTCTGTTACTGCTATGGGTATTCCTACTATTGTAAATCAATATTATCCTGGTTATAAGGCAAAAATTGCCTCAGGAGACTATCTTGATAAACTCAAGAACCAGTTGGCGAACTGACCACAGGGGGTCCCAGTGACCCCCTTTTTGCTCTATAATTACTATGTTGAAACAAAACAAACACATCATGTCTCGCCTCCAAATGACCGACGATCAAATTCTCAATGATCTCAAAAATACTTTTGGAAAAGAATTCACTGCTGCAGATGTTCGTGGATATTGTGCGTCTAAAAATATTTCGTATCAGACCGTTACTAAGCGTTTGGACGACTTCAAAGTTGGTCGTGGTCGCTGGAACCTGGAAGTGACTCAGAAGAAAGTTGAGGAGATTGAACGCTCCTTTAGTTCTGTTTCAGTTCTTCCTGAAGTTCATCAAAATCTTATCCCCGACAAAGATGATACCTTTGTCAAGTTTGGTAATTTTGTTGATATTAAAAAAATTATTCAGTCCCGCCTTTTTTATCCTACGTTCATTACTGGTCTGTCTGGTAACGGTAAAACTTTTGGCGTGGAGCAAGCATGTGCTCAACTGAAGCGAGAACTGATTCGTGTCAACATCACCATCGAAACTGATGAGGATGATCTGATTGGTGGTTTCCGTCTCGTGAATGGTGAAACCGCTTGGCACAATGGTCCCGTAATTGAAGCACTGGAACGTGGTGCTATTCTGCTGCTGGATGAGATTGACCTTGCCTCTAACAAAATCCTCTGCCTGCAATCTGTGCTTGAGGGTAAGGGCGTCTTTCTTAAGAAGATTGGTAAGTTTGTGAAACCCACTGCTGGTTTCAATGTTATTGCCACTGCAAATACCAAAGGCAAAGGTTCTGATGATGGACGCTTCATCGGCACCAACGTTCTTAACGAAGCATTCCTTGAGCGTTTCCCTGTGACCTTTGAGCAGTCCTACCCTGCCCCTGCGACTGAGCAGAAGATCTTGGAAGGTATCGCTCTGGACCTTGGTGTGGAAGACCGTGACTTCTGTAAGCGTCTGGTTGACTGGGCAGACATCATCCGCAAGACCTTCTACGATGGTGGTATTGAGGAAATCATCAGCACCCGCCGCCTGGTTCACATCATCCGTGCCTACAGCATTTTCCAAGACAAGGCAAAGGCAATCCAAGTTTGCGTAAACCGTTTTGATGATGAAACCAAGCAAGCATTCCTTGAACTCTATGACAAGGTTGATGCTGACTTCCAACTTCCTGTTGACCAGGAACCTCAATCCTGATAGAATATGAGGAGGTAAAAAGTGCCTCCTCTTTTTGTCCTTTACTATGATTTGCAATGTCTGAAAATTTTGAAAGCACTTATGAAAATTCACTTCCAGATTCTTGGAAGAATACTGTAATTTATGGTGGTGAAGGAACTGATACTATTTCTTTTAGTGGTGCTCAGGACTTTATCTACGCTGCTCAATCAGTTCCATTCAATTACTTTGGAAATTCTTCTCCCGATACAATCACTTTTAATTTGAATATGCCTGAAGATACAAACAAAAACGGTTTCTGGAAATACGAAGAAGACAAAACCCTAAAAGAAGTAGAGCAATATCTTTCCAGCACTTATCATTCTCACTACACTTCTGAACAATCCAAAACTCAAACTCTTGATTTGATTGAGAGTATTGGTGATGCTGAAGCATTTACTCGTTCAAACGCCATCAAGTATCTTTCTCGCTTTGGTAAGAAGAATGGTAAATCCAAGATGGACATTTTGAAAGCAATCCACTATTGTATTCTTTTGTACCACTTCGCTGGTCTTCACAAGAACACTTCTGGTCAATATAACTACTGATTATTATGAAACTCTCTGACAAAACTCTTTCCGTTCTCAAAAACTTTTCTTCTATCAATCAGTCAATTCTGTTTAAGGAAGGAAACAAACTGCGTACTATCAGCGTGATGAAGAACATTCTTGCTGAAGCAACGATTACTGAAGAACTTCCCAAAGATTTTGGTATCTATGACCTCAACCAGTTTCTAAATGGTCTTGGTCTTCATCAAAGCCCAGAGCTTGATTTTGTGAATGATGGATATGTGGTCATTCGTGAAGGCAAAATGCGCTCTAAGTATTTCTTTGCTGATCCCAACGTTATTATCACTCCTCCCGATAAAGCAATCAATCTTCCCAGCGAAGATGTATGTTTTGAACTGAGTACTGAGCAACTGGACAAACTTCTGAAGGCAGCAGCAGTTTATCAACTTCCCGATATTTCTGCAGTTGGTGAAGGTGGTGTAGTGAAACTGGTAGTTCGTGATAAGAAGAATGATACCTCCAATGATTTTGCGATTGTTGTTGGTGAAACTGACTCTGAATTCGTATTCAACTTTAAGGTTGAAAATATCAAGGTTCTTCCTGGAACTTATGAGGTAGTTGTGTCTTCTAAACTTCTGTCACGATTTACCAGTAAAAATCATGACCTGTGTTATTATATTGCTCTGGAACCTGATTCTACTTTTAAGTGATGGAATTTCTTCTTTATCTGAACCCACAGGGTCAACAACTAATTCGTGATTTGATTTCTGCCAAGTTTCATATTCACGAAAATATTGGATTGTGTAGAAATAATCAAGTTTTTGGTTATGCCCAAACTCCAAATAAATTTGTTGTATGCACCAAGAACATCAAAAATGGTGGTTGGGATATGAATCGCTATGTGAATGAAACCGTTTTTCACGAAGCATTTCACGCTGCACAGATTTGCAATCGTAATGAACCGATTGGTATTTCTGCAAAATTAATGCCTCTTCCTTGGAATAAAATGGAAGATATCAAAAAATCTGTGGCTGTTACTCAATCCTATAAAGCAACACAGAAAGAACACGAGGCATTTTACTTTGAAGACAAACCAGAAAAAGTTCAACACTATGTTCGAAAGTATTGTTTCTGATGAGTTGAGGAACCTACCATCAATATATTCGTAACTTCTCCCTTTCCTGCCGAGAGTGCCATTTGTCTTCCTGATAAGCACATTGTCAAGATGCCCTTAGAGTGCTGTCAGATGCTCTCTATTGTGGCATCAGAGAAGTGGGGGCACGGTTATGGAACTCTTCCTAAGTCGGATGGAACCCCCTACAAGACCGAGAAGGGAGCATTCCGTAATCATCCCTGCACTAAGTGGGCACTGGAGAGTATTCACAATGCGTATTGGTTAATCAAATGGGGATTGAACTTGTCTGACGAATACTGCCTGCGGTATAATAAAACTCACTCGTGTTATAAGACACTTGTAGATGCTTACTATCTCTTCCCGAAAGGAAAGATTACTGAAGTAACACCATTTGCCCGTGCGATGCCAGATGAATTTAAATTTGACACAAGCATTGACACTTTTACTGCTTACAAGATGTATATCGCATCCAAACCTTGGGTTGCATCTAATTATCTTCGTATGCC